CTTGATATTGCTCCACTGCTATCTGTTCCTTCTTCAATAGCAAATCTATCACTTGTTGTTCCATAGGTATCTCTTGTAGCTTGATTTATAGATGCTTCCATAGAAATAGTATGGCCTGCATTTGTAGAACTAGCATCAGTACCATCTAAAAGTAATTTTTGTCCTTGTAAATTTTGAGTATATCTTTCAAGTTCTACTTCAAAAAACTCAAGATGACTAACTGTTCCATCTTCTAAAACAAAATAATCATCAGCATCAGCAGAATATTTGTTTGTACCATTTAATGCTAGTGAACCATCAATTATAGAAACAAATCCACTTGCAGTAGATGTATTAGAATCTGTAGTGGTGAATACAAGGGGATCACCAACTTCATAAAGAGTTCCAGCATCATCAATAATAACATCACTGACTGAACCTTTATTAACAAATTCAATTCTACCATCAGCTTCACCATTACCATAATTAACATCATCATCAATAATTACAGGATCAAAAGCACCATACAATGCACCACCAGATGTAACTGTTGTACCTGATACAATATTTTTTACCGTAAAGGACATACTAATATCTTGAACCGTAGAAGTAGCAGTTATGGTTTCTCCATTGGTAAATGCGTATGCATCTTCTTGAGCATTAGGATTTAATTCAAACTCAGCAATTGCTGCACCACCCTCTGAAAATGAGGATGCAGCAGTAACAACAGCTGATGCACCAGAAGAGGCACCAGTTATAAGTGCTCCTACAACTTCTGAAGCAATAGCACCAGTGCCAGGCGCTGCACGTAAAATTGTTTTATTTGTCCAGTTACCAGCTGAAGCTTTCATCATATATTGATTTGGATAAAGAATATCTGGTTCTTCATTTAGAAGTAATCGCATGAAAATCTTGTGACCTTCAGATGTTCCTTTTGCTCTATACAGTTCACGAATGTTTTTAATTAAATTTCTTTTATCAACATCATCTGCAAGCGTTAGTGGTATTGCGTTCATAAACTCATCACGGAAGTTGTTTAAGAAATCATGTATCGTATTATCTGTATCAGCATAATCTAATAACTGCTGTATAGTCTGTACAGGATTTGCACGATATCTAGTAACAACAGCACTTGCACTGGAAGTTCCACCAGTAACAGTTTCCCCTGTAACGAATTTTTGTTGTGATGTAATGAAAAGTCTTGGTGTACTTGTGTTACCCAAATCATCTACAAGAACTTTCGCAGTTGCCTTTGATGTACCACCAGTAATGGTTTCTCCAACAACAAATTTACCATCTGTACCAGCACCACTTTCTAAAACAATCTTGTTACCATCAACATCTAATGCAAAAGATTCGGTTTCAACTTCCAGAAGTACATTATCGATTGTAACTGTAACTTGAAGTTCACCAGCTTCAAGATACTCATAATAATGTTTTAGGAATCGAGAAAAGATAGGATGATCTGATTGAATAAAATCAGGTAGTTGTCCATCTATAAGAGGACTTAACTTAGTAGTTAATTTACCTGTCGGTGTAGGATCAAAAGGTGCCATTTTTTAATAACTCGACGTTGATGTGTAAGATGATGTTGTTGTATAGGTAGCACCAGCAGAGCTGTCACTTACAGCAATTGTATCCACAGCTCCTGTTATTGTACTATTAGTAAAATCTATTTCTAGTATTTGATTACGAACTGGAACAATATCTTTTGAATCAGGTATTGCTGTTATACGGATTCTAGAAGATGCTGCACCATCCACCAAACCAACTGATGCAATATAAATTCCACTTGTAACAATCTTACCTGTTGAATATGTAACTGTACCAGCACTTGCAGAATCATAAACTCTTGTACCACTAGAAAGATAGTATGTTCTCAAACCACCCTCTCCATCATCATCAAAAAATCTTTCATTTGTAGAATCACCATCAATATAAAATCCTGTAGAAGCTATAACACCACCAGCAGAAGCATTATGGCCAGAGTGAGGATTATAAAGAGCATTATTAAAGAAAAATGTATAAGCAGTAGATGCTGTAGTTGTTGGTGTAAAAAATTGGCCCATAGTTACATTTGTAATATTTCCGAGAATAGAAGTATCTGCATCATCAACAACACCAGTAACTTTGGAATGACGAAATATTCCATCAAACTTTCCAAGGTCACTTGAGTTATATGCAATTAAAGCATTTGTTACAGCAGTTTTTAATCCTTCAGCTGTTGAAGTTGTAGCACTCGAATCAAATTTAAAATTTGTATTTAAAATTAAAGATACAGTTAATGGATCAACAATAACTGGTGTCGTTGAAGCAATTGTATATGGAGCAAGGTCTGTAACTAATTGTGTTTTTTCCTGTGAAGTTAAATCAAGTCCTGTGGTTGATTTTATTGATATAAAAACTTTACCATATTCTGGTGTACTCACAGCACCAAGACTTGAATCAAAAGAACCACTTTCTCCACCAAATACTTGCACCGATTGAGTATTAGGATATAATTTTTTTACATACACCTTATAATCTTCAGCTGTAACACATCTTCCTTGTGATGCATAATCTAATGGAGCATTATACTTAATTGATTTAAGTGTTTCTCGTTCAGAACCAGCAGATGAGGAAGAAACTGTCGTAACAGAAACATCATTTACCGTTGCAATCGCACCAGAACTTGTAAATGTGGTTGCACCATTTGCAGCTGCTTTATTTGACACTATGTATGTTAAAATAACGATATTATTATCAGATAATGCAGTACCTATTACACCATCACCAAAGTATACTTCAAATTTTCCAGCCTCTACCTCTTGAAGAAAATATACTTTACTAGAAGCTGTAACCTGAGTTATATCTGTTGCAAGTGTGTAAGTTGAAGTTGTTGTATCAGATGAAGATGTTTGAACCTTAACAGTAAGAGTATCGGTGTCTGCCCTGCTATCTGCCAAAAGAAATCTTTGATCTGCATCAGAACTATTTACTGTATATCTTGAAGTTACGTATGTTCCTTCGTAAATCTTAACTGAATTAAATGGAATACCAGCACCAGTGCTTGATGATGTTACACTTGTAGCTGTAGTAAATTGATAACTTGTTCCATCAACAGTTGTTGTAAATACTGTCCCTGCTGGCATTGTTGCTGATACTAATGATGTTGTATTGAGCATAACATTTACTGTTGCAACAGAAGCTCTAGGAGAAGAAGGAAGATACCCTAAAGTTTTTGCATGAGAGACTACACTTGATCTAAGAGAAGCACTATCTAAAAACATTTCATTTGCAAGCATGTTTGCATTAAAACCAAGATAGTGAGTATTGTATGCAAGAACATCTAAAAGAGCACTCATACCAGAACCCTCAAAATCATAATCAGTAAATTCTGTTTGTCCTCTTAAAAAAGTTTTTAGATTTTGTTTAACATCATCAAAATCAAATTGTGTTACATTTAGTCTTTTATCGTTTACTGCCATTATCGTAATCTTTCTAGAAACAAGGTTAAGTCTACAAGTTCTGTAGGTGCATTAAGTACGAAAAAATTTATTGTTACTTGATATTCATTACGATCTAAATTTGGTTGAGCTGATACACCAATTACCTTTGCTCTTGGTTCAAAGTTTTCAATTACATCCTCTATTTTTTTTGTAAGAACATGTGCGGTTAATGTTGACATAGGTTCAAACAACATATCTCTTACACCAGAACCAATTTCTGGATGAAAAGGTTTTTCATAATGGTTTGTTAATACAAGATTGCGAATAGAACGCTTAACCGCAGCAATATCAGTTATCTTAGTAATATCTTTCGATACATTTTTCTTATCAAAGAAAAGGTCTAAGTCCTTATACTGACGAACATTACGAGTAATATCATTCTGTGCTTGTGCGTCTGTATATGCTGTTGGTTCGGCCATTATGGACTCCTGTTTTTATTATTTATAAGAAATATCGCAACTTATTTAACTTTGTTTCATCATATATTTGTCATTACTCCATACATCTTTTGCATTTACTTTTATAAATCGTTTGCCTTTTTCTGTTTTGTTTGGATTAGGAATTGTGAGTACTACATTCCTTCCTCTTCTAAAAGCAGCCAGCTGATTTAATACTCTTTCATAACGTCCTCTATTCTTTTTCATTGTCTTAGTTGCCCACCTGTTAACATTTCTTCTTTTATTATTTGAAGTGTTGCTCATCAATAATTCCTTTCACTGATTTATACTTTGTTTCATAACTATCTGCAATTCTGACTTCTGCAATAATTGCTTCTATATTTTCATGCCAATAATTTAAAAATTTATGTACTCTTGGATACTCTGGTCTTATATCATTTGTTTGCCAAATAAACTCTTGTAGTATATCCTCATAATCTGGCATCCAATATAGGATATTTAGGGTAACAATACTATTTCTTTTTATTATCATCTTATGATCTATACATCAAGCATAAAAATCATCAGATACAAATTCAGCGTCATAATCATTATGATAACTATAATTTACTACATATACTACTCCTGTATCTGGATGTCCATCATAAGTTCTTTTATCATTGTTAATTGTTAGTGTTTTACCTTTACGAGTATATGAATCAAATTCACTTTTTATTGCTAAATTAGGTGGTAAAATTTTTAAAGATGTTTTCCCTTCTTTATATTTTTTTGCATAACCTCTAACAGCTGTTATAGCATGAGGTTGGCGTTTAAGTGTAATGGACGTACCAGCACTTTTAAAAAATTCAGTTGTTTTAAG